AGAGAGGCCCCAGGTAAAAATTGCCACCCGTAGCCGTCCCAATAATAATTAAATCCACCAGTACACGCGTGTATCTGATTTAGTGTTGGATCAATCGGAAACTCACATGCCATTCAATATTTATATTAGTTTATCGACGAGTTTTGAACCGTTTTTGTTTTTTAGGAATAACTGGAGTTGCAACCGGTTTAGATTGAGGATTTTGCGCCTGTTGTTGATGTTGAATTTGTTGCATCACTTCTTGATATTTTTTGAAATTTTCTTGAACTCTCGGAAGCTCACTTTCAGGAACTCGTCCTTGTTCTAACAGAATCTTTGATGCCTGATATCCTACATCAGGCCTACCAGCATAATACGCCACTGAAGCCAGTTCGTCTAATATGGCAAAAGTATACATCACCTCTGGTATAAACAAGATGTCTTGTTGTGGAAACGGAATATCTGCTGCCATCTTGGCATAGATATAGGCCACTGCAGGTTGATTGAATTTTGTTCTGTAAATCTGTGCAATATGAAACAAAGGTTCTGCTCGAATAGGTCTGTAATTGTACGCGTTAAGGAAGGCCTCTTTAATTTCTCCCCATGGTTTATTGGTCAATGCCTTACAGATGGCCACTCGATACAAGGAGTAATACACTTCTTCCGGCCATCCTCCCATCTGGGCACGTTTCATATACGTCTGTTCTGATTTTTCGTATTGTTGTGAATCAAAATAACTTTGGGCCAGATAAAACCAGTAACGACTGTTTTCTGGTTCAGTTTTGAGTGCCTCTTCTAGGGTAATGGCGTCTCTGGAATATTTTTCTATCGGTGTAATTCCTTGATTACGGGCACCTGTAGTTCTGGCATTAACTTTGTACTGTCCTTCCAGGCGAACGATTACAGGATTAGGTTTAGAAGTTGCAGCGTACTCGTGAAGAACTCCTTCGTATCTCCACTCGGATTCTGTTTTAAATATTTGATTTCTCCACCAAGTAAATTCTGGTCCTTTTCCTAATTTAAGTGTGTACGCATCTGCATCGGTATTTGGAGGAAGTTGTAAATTTCCCACCAAGAAATCATCGGCATCAATCACCCAGGCGTAATCTGCCTTGCCTTGACATGCTTTTAACACATGAGATCTGTTGTGAGCAAAATCTTTCCAGGGTAAATCAGCAAATTCTCCTGGTATACCTTTTTCTCGAAAGAAGGTTTCGATAAGTTCTTTGGTATTGTCGGTTGAACCTGTATCCGAAATCACCCAGTAATTAATGTGTTTCCATACAGAATTAAGACATTCCAGGATCACATGAGACTCGTTCTTCACAATCATGCATAATGTAATAGTTGGTTTCATAATGTATTTATATGAATTGTTGTTATATATTTAGATCACTCTTTAATAATGTGAGTTTCATTTTTCAAGTTCCTTTAACCAATACTCGATCATTTCATCCATCATGCTTTCAAAGGTATATTTGGGGTTCCAGCCTAATAGTTGTTTAGCTTTGGTTGGATCTCCTCTAAGATAATCTAATTCTTCAGGTCGTTCAAACTTCTTATCAGTTTGTACGTGATCTTCCCAATTCATGTCTAATTTAGAAAACACATATTCTACCATTTCTTTTACAGAACGAGTTTCGCCAGTAGCAATAACAAAGTCATTTGGTTTATCTTGTTGTAGCATTAACCACATAGCCTCTATATAATCTTTTGCATGTCCCCAATCTCGTTTGGAATGTAGATTTCCCAGTACTAGTTTTTTAGACATACCCAGTTTAATTTTTACAGCTTCTAGTACTGTTTTGTTTGTTACGAAGTTTATTCCACGTCGAGGCGATTCGTGATTAAATAAGATACCAGAACAAATAAACATCTTATAAGAATTTCTATAATTATGGCAAAGACTATGGGCATATAATTTAGAACATCCATAAGGACTAACAGGAATCAATGGTGTAGTCTCTCGTTGAAATCCGTCAGCATCACAAGAATTACCAAACATTTCAGATGTTGCAGCATGATATACCTTAGAGTGTGGTGAGAATCTACGAACTGCTTCTAACACAGCTAGTGTTCCACCACTGTTAACATCTAAAGTATATTTTGGTAGATCGAACGAAATTTGAACGTGCGACTGCGCTCCTAAATGGTATATCTCATCTGGTTTTGTCTTGTTAATTACTGAATCCACACTAATAGGATCTATAAGATCCATATAATGTAGAGCAACAGAATTATTCTTATGAAGATGTTCTATACGTGTTGTTTGTGATTCAGGAACGGAATTTCTACGAATAGTTCCGTAAACTTTATACTCTTTTTGTAGAAGGTATTCTGCGAGATAAGAAGCATCTTGGCCATTTGCACCAATAATCAAAGCACTTTTGTTCATTATAACTCCATAAAAAATGTAAGGTCGTCTTTATTTATATTTTTAAATAAATTATCAATTGATTTAAAATTTTTATTAATGATATCATTTAGCATTATTAAATTTTTTCACACAGTCTATAATATATTCTATTTCTAAATCTGTCAATTCTGGATAACTTGGTAAAATCACGCACTCATTATTTAACTGTTCTGCTATTTTAGTTGTAGATTTTATGTGTGATAGATGCTTATGATGTGTTATTGGATAAAATAATGGTCTAGTTTCTATTCCTTTTTTATCAAAAAACTCTTTAGATTTCTTATATGAAGCATTTCCTTCTATTCTTACCCCAAACATCCAACAAGAGTGTGAACATCCAGGTTCTTCTTCTTGCCAAAAAATTCCTGGTATTCCTGTTAAATGTGCTTTATATTTTTTAAACATTTCATTTTTAATTTGCTTAATGCGATCATATAATTCTAACTGACCTAATAATATAGCTGCATGAACATTAGTCATTCTATAATTATAGCCAAGAATATCGTGGATAAATCGAGTTTCTGTTTGGCCTTGGCCATGCACTTTATTCAAATAAGAGAATAGTTCATCGTCATTAACAATTAGTGCCCCACCTTCTCCTGTTGTGATATTTTTATTACCAAAAAACGATAAAGAAGAACAGAGAGATTGAGAACCAGATGCAACTCCGTCATATTCCCCAAATATTCCTTCACAGTTATCTTCTATAAAAATAGCATTTTTATATTTTCTTTTTAATGAAGGAACATTTATAATATTGCCCATGTTGTGGACTATTAAGAATGCAATATCTTTTGCATCTGGATCTATATCCAGATTAGTGTACTCTGCATTCCATGTATTTAAATTTGCATCTACTGTTATTATTTCATATTCGTTATGATCATAAAATAAAATATTCCATGCTGTTATATAAACATTATTAGGAACAATTATTTTTTTTATATTTGGATATTTAAATTTTAAAGCCTTTATCAATAGATGGCTAGCAACTGTTCCATTTGATGTTAATAACATATTATTAACTTTTAAAATATTTGAAAGTTTGTTAGCTGCTAAATTTTTATAATTTCCTAACGAGGATATCCAACCACTATTAATAGCATCTATTGCATGATTTAGAGAAGTTTGGGGTAGATATGGTTTATAAATTGGTATCATATTAACGATTCTAATTTTAAAACAGACATACATTAATATGTTTTATGTTTTCTTTGAATAAACTTGCCTGCATCTAATTCTTCGCCATTAATTCCAGCAGTTACAATCTCTATAACTTTAGAATCTACCTCGTCAATTAGTTGATTTCTTTGTACATTAAGGTCGCAAGCTTTCTTTAAACAAGACCATAGAAGTTTAGCGCCATCTTCATTATTAAAGTATTTTGTTTTGTATTCATCAAAGGACATTCTTCTTATCTCATATAATAACTCTTGATTGTCCCACATTTTCATATCAACAGTTATTAACTTATCAACTAGACCACCAAATGTATCTGCCATCATATAATCCTTTCTCAGATATCTAACACCATATGTATGGTTGAATCTTTTATTTTTTTTATTTTAAATTTATATTTTAGATACAAACTTATTGCAGAATTATTATCTGCATCTACTGTTAAATTTATTGTTTTTATATTATTAAGTTTACAAAAACTTATAACAGTATTCATTATTAATGACCCTATCCCAAATTGATGATATTTTTTATTAATACAAATTCCAAACCAAAATGTATTATTTTCTTTCTCTATATGAAAATAAGCAATTGGTGTTTTATCAATAAATATTAAATTAGTTAAAATTTGATCTTGTATTACATTTAATTTTCTTTTATCAAAATATCTAAAATGGTCTAGTTCATCTGTGCATGATGATAAGAATTGTTGAAGATATTTTTTGTTAGTTTTTTTAAATATTAAATTTATCATATTTTAGATATCTCAGAATTTAAAATATTAAATATGTTTTCAGACGAATAATTATCGCTCCAAATCTTTTTACAAACTGTCTTTTCTGTAAAAATGCATCTTCACGTTTATTATTAAAACAAATAAAAGTTTTATTTTCATCAACCAAAGTATCAAAAGTTTGTGCAAAAGTCCATGGACCAGAAGCTCGCCCAATAACAACAGAGCACTTTTTTGATAAGTATGAAACTTCATTCAAATCGCATTCTTGTTCCTTTATTATATTTTCTGTAAAATATACATTTGGTGCATTTATGTTTTGTTTTTCGGTCAATATAAAATTTATTTTTTTATATCTTTCAGACAATTCTGTTATAAGTGGTATAAAAGAAAAATTCGGACATTGGCCAGACAAAACTGGTCCATTACATACTAATATATTTTTCTTGTTCTGTTTTATATAATTGTCTATATTTGTTACATTAAATTTAGAATAATCTATAGTTGGTATAACATCAAATTCAGTATTATCAAATATTTTTTTACCTAAAAGTTCTAAAATATAATTTAATAATTCTTTATTAGAAATGCAATTACAGCCCCACGTAGAACAGAATTGAACACCATCTGGTCGTTTTTGACCTAACCAAGTGTTTATATACAATTTATCATTTACAATTGTTAATATGTCTTTAAAATCAAATAATTCCTTAGAATAATTTAATTGAACATCTTGCAATAATTTATTACCATGTTTATGGTGATAAAAAATAGGTAGTGTTGGATATGTTTTTATAATATTTTTAACAATACCTCTAGAGCTATGGATGTCTCCTTTATTGCAAAGATTAAAAAAATGTATTTCTTTAAAGAACATTTAATATATTTTCTTCAAATTTATTTAATAAAATCCAATTATATGGTTTTAAATTAGAGAATACAATCATATCTCCTCCCCACAATGGAGTTTTAGGATTGTATTCTGAACCAAGATCAAAAGTAATCATACGACATGTTCCTGTAAAAAATCGTATAACACTTCCGCCAGTTAAAGTTGTTAGTAATGCTTTACATTTATTATGATTTATTAGTGTTGCTAATTCTCTTAAATTTATATGATACACATTATTTTCTGGATCATTATATGTTTCACACCCTTTACCCATGACATATACTGTTAAATTTTTATCTTTAGCGTATTTAAAACAAGTTTTAATTTGTTCTTCTGTTAGATTTCTGTGATCACACCAATCTCTTTTTCTTATAACAAAACAAATATAATCATTTTTATCTTTAATGATTTGTGTGGGATCTAAAAGATCAAATTGTTGTATTTGAGGTGCCTGGTCTTTGGTGTATTTAAATGGCTCTTCGGCATTTATTGCACTAACGCCCCACAGTTTTGCTGCACTGTTATTTACTCTATATCCTCCAGCCAAGACGACTTCTTCAACTAAATCAAAAATTTTATCATCAGTTGAAAGTTTCATATCATGAAAATCTTCATATGATATTACGTTTTTGCAAAATGCACTATATAAAAATTCTCTACTAGAATTTGTAACAACCGTGTCCGTTTCTGGATTGAAATGTCCTTCTTTTATCATAGAAATAAGACACAAACGACTTATTATAAGTTCCCAACCCAATTCAAAATACTGAGTTAGATTTCCTGTGTCGTCTCCCTTTGTTCCTTTTTTTCTATTACATGATGTTATAACGTATTTCATATTAATTCTTATTTACAATATTCTTTAGGTACAATTTGCATAATTGCTCGTGGGCAAAAATGTGGTATAGATTGCTTTGGGTTGTAGTCTGGATAATTTTTACCTGGTACTAAAGCTACTGCTTTTCCTCCAACAGCAATCATTAAATGGTAATCTCCAGTATCTGTTCCAAAATAAAATCCTACAGCTTTATATAAAGCTGCCAGATCTTCTAAATTTATATCTGGCCAATGGATACAACCTTTATATGGAGTAAAATTTTCATTTATTCCGACTTGTATAGGAGTATAACCTTCAGAGATATATTTATTTAATTCTTCTTGGACATACTTGGGATTATATTCTCTAATGTGACTCCATCTTTTAGAACAGTTTGGTTTAAATATTAATGGTTTTTTTATGTCTTTAATTTTTAATTTTGCTTGTTCGTATTTTTTTGTATCAACAAATATAAATGGGGTTGTGTCTTCTCCTTCATACCCGAATGCACGTAACATATATTGACCAAATGTTGCATCTTCTATATAAATGCCTTTAGTATGAATTGGTGTTGGTGTTAGTTCAACTTTATCACATAAGCCATCAAAAAGAAATGCAAACTTTTCATATGCTGGATGAAGTTGAACTGTTAATCCAGGGAAATGTTTACATACTATGGTTAAAGACAATAAATCGCCCAATCCGCTGCTTCCAGGATTTGCTCCAATTATTTTATTCATATTAATCTTTCCAAATAATACCACTATTAGTTTGTCCCCAACCACCAGTTATTAGTGCAGAAATGTGTATAGGAAACTGTTCTTTTGGTAATTGATTTATTAGTTTCCAACGGTGGTGTATCTGTTCATGCCCACTATACCAAAGATCTTTAAATTTTACATCTTTTTCAAAATAGTAATTATAGTGTTTAAATCTAGGAGTTAGTACTGCAGATCTTTCATCTAATATTCCCTTTAATAAAGGAGGTTCATGTCTAGCAAACTCTTCTCCTTCCCAATTCCATAATCTATTATAACCTCCGGTATATGATTCTCCCCATTCTCCTATTGCCATTAAATTTTTACCAATATAACAATCTGCTCTAAACTTTCCTGTTTTTAAATTTTTCTCTGTTAGTTCTTTTTCGGCTTGGTTCATTGCTTCGGATGTCCATTGTTCATCTATATCAAACTCCCATAAAAAACATTTGTTTGTTATTTTTTTGAGTTCTTCTATTGCTCTATTAACTTGAACATCTTTAGATTGCCAAAATCCATCAGAAGGAATATACACTAATTTATCTTCTAGTCCAGCCAGTTCTGATAAAAATTCACGAGTACCGTCTATACTCCCACCATTATTATGATATTCCTGTGGAAAGGGCTTACACCAAGCTGTACTTCCATTTGGTTGTGATGCGCCTTCAACAACAATCCATTTATCACAATTATTTAAAATAAATCTATATTGGTCGTTATGTAATAAATGATGTAATCCATTTAATATTATACTAAATATTATTCTCATATATTTTCCTTTAATGTCCAACAAGTATCCCACTCATTTGCTTGTACTAGTTCATTTGGATCTTTTTCTTTATTAATAATAGTATCATCTGCACTAAAATAAGAAACTTCATAATTTTTATCTAATAATTCTTTGAATTTATCGTATTGATTATCCATTCCTGAATAAAAAAAATGTCCATTCTTGTGTGTTTCTGTAAATATTGTTTTTATTTTTCTTTCATTTATTAAAGGTGTTAGTGTTTTTAAAATATTTAAATCGTTTCCTTGAGTATCTAGAACTAGATATTCTATTTCTTGTATATTATTTTCGCATATAAAATCAAATAAATTAATAGTATTTACTTCTATAGAATCAATCACATCGATTCCGTCTCCACATCTAGGATCAAAGGCTTCTTTATTTGGCTCTGCTAAACTGGTAGAGCATCTATTTTTTGTTATATACAGCTTAGAAGTTCCCGTAGAAGTAGAACACGCAGAATTAATTAATTTTATAAATGAATATGGAGAAAATAATTTAGTAATATCTTTATATAATTCAGGATCGGGTTCAAATCCATAAACTAAATCGTATTTATTTTTAGTTAATAACGTATATAATCCATATCCTTTATTAACACCAACATAGATTAAAATTTTTTTCATTTTTATAATTCACTTTCATTTAATTCGTATAAAGATTTTACTGTTTTAAAATTGGATCCAAAATTAAAATTATGACTAGACGACCACACAATAAATCTCTCTAAAGTAGGTAAAGACCATTTATTCATACACAAATGTATAGGGCCAGTATTAACTCCTATAATATTTTTTACATTTTTTGATAACTGTCCTATATTAACTACAGATAGATTAAAATCTAAAGTACAAGGAATATCCTTTATTTTTTTTGAAGTTATTATTGTTTTTCCTAACTTTTTAATTTTTTGTATTATATACTGTTCTTCTTCTTCGAAATTTTTATATTCTAAACTAAGGGGAGTACTATTTATAAACAAATAATCATATTTATTTTTAATTTTATCTTCTAGTAAAATAATTTGATTATAAATCAAATCTTCTTTATTTAAAAATGGACAATCTATTTTCATTATATCTGATACACGTTTCCAGTGTATCAAAAATCCTTTACTTTGATCTGTAAATCCTTGTTCATCAATACATTGATCGTTTATAATTCCATAATCACCGTAACCAGCAACCCAAGTTTCTATATACTCTTCGGCTGGGTTTATATAAGTTGTTAATTTAATTTTATCTTTATGATTTATTAACAAATCCTGTAATTGATTTTGATATGTTGGATTGCATACAAAATTAAATACTACATTATTTTTTTCTGCAGCATTAATTAAAAAATGTAATGTCTGTATACAATCACCAAGATGTTTGGTGTTTATGCAGTTAATTGTTCTCATTTTACTTTTCTCGTTTCTACTCCCCAACCACCCGGACTTATTCCTATGAGAACTTTTGATCGTCTGTCATTAGATGATGCTATGGTTGGAGGAAATAGTGCATACGTTAAGTCATTTCTGTTATTAAAAGTTTCTATTAACTTACAATGATCACCACCATCATATTTTCCTGTTTTTACATTTTCTATCTCAGACTCACATTTTTCTAACCATTCTTTAATAAATGATAAAGTTTTATCATTATATTTAAAATAAATTATTGCACTGTGTGGTGTTTTCATATCATGAGTGCGGATAACGAATCCAATATCTTCTTTAATAGAATCCATTTCACTGGGAAGAGCACTCATGTGGCAGTCTGCATCTATCCAGATTATATCGTGCTTTAATTCTTGTAAAGTGTTTAAAATAAATCTAGGTTTTTGCAAACAATTAATATTATAGCTTTCGGTTAGCTCGGGATTATAAATTAATAATTCACCACCTAGATTTTGTATTTGTTGTTTTAGGTTATTTGCGGCTTTTTCATAATACTTAGAATCGCTGTAATCATAATAATAAGTCACAAATGGTGTCATCATGTACTCCTAGTGTATATTGCATCTCCCCATATCCCACCAGCCCACTCTGTTATAACTCGTTTAAATCCGTATTGTCCTAGATATTCATCAATTTCATAAACCATAGCACAATTTTTATAAACTGGAGCTCGATTTACTTCTAGCATAATGTTATATACATGAGATAATTGATTTTTACAGCCTTTTAAAACTTGTAATTCATACCCTTGAACATCTATATTTAAAAAATCATAGTCTTCTGGATTTAATCCATCTTCTTGTAATACAGAATCTAAAGTTTTTACAACAACTGTTTCTTTTTCTGTAAATTTTATTCCCGGATACTGCTCAAGATGTAGATAAGGTTCTAGTAAAGAACTGCTTTGGCCGGTATTATCCTTTTCTTTATACATCTCCATAATACACTGAGCCTCGCCCAAAGCATAATTATATAATTTAATAAAATCTTGCTCTGTTTTTTCTTTTTCAATATTTTGTTTTAATATTTCATATACATCTTTTTGTGGTTCAAAATATAAAAATTTAGTACAACCTATTTTTTTGTGTGTTTTATGCTCTTGACCATGATGCGCTCCTATTTGTATCACGCCATTTGAACGAAGATTTAATTTTTCTATATCAATAATCATAAAATTATCCAATCATTACAGTATATATCAGACCAGTCTTGAGGTCCGTTTGAACCAAACCATGTTTTGGGTGCAATTGTTTTTTGTCCACCTAACCATGCTGCCCACCAACTAAAAGAACTATTAGTAATAATATGCCCTTGGCATTTACTCATAGCATACATGTCTTCTCCTTCATTGTTAAAAGGAGAAAATTCGTGTTCTGGAAATGTTTGTTTACACCAATCAAGATCATCACTAAAAAATAAAAACTTTTTGTTAGGAAAATGTGCCATAGCTTCACGATACCATTCAACAGAAGCAACCGGATGTATATCCTGTATTGGTAGATAATCTCCGCGTCTAATGTGAACTGAAACGTATTCTTTATCTTTAAACCACGGATCTACTTTTTCTTTTACATGTGACTTAAAAGCAAATTCGTTTTTTATAAAATCAGAGCAATGTTTAAAGTATTTTTCGCTTTGAAAATACCCAGAATAATCTATATTATCTGGTAGTTGAAAGACTGCTGGTTCATAACCAAAAGCTTCTAAATGTGCTCGTTGGCATTGGTGTAATCCATCTTTTGCTGTTATATTAAACCAATTTGGTAATTGAGTATTTTTTAGCGGAAAACAATAATCATAACCATTCTTTTTTGCAATACCAACTATTGCAGCATATTGAAACATTTGATTACCAAGACGCCCGTAATTACCCAATAATGAAAAAGTTATCATTTGGTAATTTCCTGAAACAAATAATCATCAGCTGGTTTCAGGTCGACTAAAGCATTTAAATTGTGTTTTATTGATGACATTTTAGATTCGTATAATTCTTGTATAAGAGTATCTAAAATAGAAGTTTCATTATTATCGGACAACCATATAATTCCATTAGGATCAAATTGTTTTGGTAATTTTTTAGTTCCCCAATAAATTGGAACTGTTCCTGTTGCAAAACAATCTGTTATTTTTTCTGTATAATATGAATCGCAATTACCATTTTCTATAATAATACTAAACATATAAGGAATTAGTCCTTCACTTTTTGTATCCCACGGATTTCTTGGATCATTGACTGTTCTTTGTGTCCCATGAGCTCCACCAAATACATCAAATTCACAATCTAATGCTAATTTTGCTATTTGATGGCGATACACATGACCTTCTGTCATTTTTTTAGGAGAACAAAACATGGAACATAATTTTGTTTTTTGATAAATTCCCCAATCTTTTTTTCGTATCCAAGGATAATTACTACCGTTTGGACAATACACAAATCTTGAATCTAATTCCAATAAACTCGAGTCGTGTGTAAATATTTTATTATAGTAATCGTCGAATAAAACATTGTGTTTTTGTTTTAAAAATTCCACTACATCAGGAATAATATGGCTAGATTCACATGTCCATCCAAATCGCTTTTCTTTCAAATAGTCTGATTCTGGTTCTATTAATAAACCTCGGTCGATATGAACCAGATAGTCTCCTTCTACCAAACTCCATTCAAAGTTTACAGGTTTAATATCGGAACACGAAGAAAACTCTGTATCAAAAGGAGCACCTAAACATTTAATCTTAGGTTTCATTGAAACGATTTCCTATGAGTTGATGATCAATATTTGCTGAAGACATTCCCATATTTTCTAAACCTTTTCGTTTAGAGTCTCCGTCTGCAATTCCCATTGTTATTCTGGGAGTTTCATCTGATTCCAAGCTAGTTCCTGGCCAAACTGCGTATTCTCTGTTAAGACGATGTATCTTCATTTTATTATAGTATTTTGGAATAACACTAAACATTAATAATTCATGATCAAATACGGGAGTATCAGACTGATTGGCCTGTTCTGTCATTGTAATCCAATACTGTAAAAATTCAAGCATTATATCAGTATAATTAAAGTAAATAGGAGACGCCTTAGGTATATTGATTGGTGCCTGAGTGGGATTGTATAGTTGATAGGCAAACGCCACGTCAATATCACTTAACTCATCAAATATATCAAGTGTCTGATGAATTATGGAATCTACGTCCATCCATACAATTGGACGTTTTTTCTCTGTTAACATGTCCAATATAAATTTAGGTTTACTTAAACAATTTAATCTGTAGTCGTGTTTGGAAGTTAGTTCTCTGATGTCTATAGGAATATTTAATTTTTCGCAGTTTTCTTTTAATCTGCGGGCATGATCACTGTAATAAGTTCTGTTGTCTACATCAGCGTAGAACGAAATTAATTCTGTCTTCATAATATAAAAAGTTCAAATCACTTCTTGCCGATATGGTATTTAGGAATGAGTTGCCAATCTTGTTTGTCTTTATGTGAAATTATTTTAAGTTTTGCTAAGCTTATTTGAGGCTCTTTGTATTCTTCTTCGTCTACCGGTACAACTAAACCCCATTCAGTTAATAATCGAACTATAGTGTTTCTTCTGCCCACATCTTCTTCGCTCAGATTACTTTCTAGGCCATCTAATAAAAACATTTCTTTGAAATGCATTATGGCGTATTTACCTCGTTTGTGTAAGATGTGACAACTTTGCCATAGTTTTTTTTCCGTTCTAGAACTTACTCCAAGACGAGTAAGAGTTTCTTTTACTTTCAGAAAGTCTTCTTTGCTTCTAAGAATAATTTCTACACCCAGTCCATCAAAAATATCTGGATCTTCGTTTGATTCATTTGTTTCCATAAATTCTCCATAATTAATGATTGCAACATCATTATTTGAATTATTTATGGTTTTTTGGCTTTTGACCTCCTGTTTTAAGAGAATTTTTAAGTTGATCCATTTGTTCCTTAGAAATTAACGGAAGAACGGTCTGGGCATGTCTCCTAGAGTATCCGTAATACTGCATAACTGTTTCCAAATCAGAATCAGTTTCCGGTTTAATCCATTTACTGAATCGTTTTCTTTTAGAAAGGCCTTCAAGATAATATTGGTATTGTTGATCTCGAGTCAGGCTGGATCGAGTATTCATCCTGTTGGCATGAAACAAGGTGTCTGGAAAATAAGAAAGACACCGATTAACCACATACGGAACGTATTCCGAGTTTAGGCCCTGTGCAAGCAGGTTTACTTTAGTGTAATTGATTGAATTTAATACGTCACTTAAATTCACAGGCCACCATAAGTTCTATAAGAAAGGCCATCATATTAATTTCTTGGTCTGCTACAAACGCAGACTTGTATTGGTAGTCTGCCAACAAGGTTATCGCATTGGGAATGGTCTGAGGTACAAGAACGTCCTGTAGGGAATCGTAGACCCGCCTGAACAGTTCTGTGGGGTTCTCGTTTGCGTTCAGAGCTACCCATTTTCGAACAGAATTAAAGTTCTTTTCTTTCAGGGCCTGAAACAAGTCTCGAAGTTCAATTTCAGTCAAATTTGACAAAATTCCCTGGTCGATAGATCCTGAAACCGAGTACCTTTGCAGTTCGTTGATTATTCGTCTAAAATCTGGGAAATGTTTTAATACTAATTGACTCAGAATGGCCTTATCGTACTGAACCTGTTCTGATTTAAGAATAAACTCTAATCTACGAAGTAATCGTTTGGCCACTTCAGGTTTTTCCGTCCGAGGTATGGCAAAATCTACACCAGTACATCTAGAATGAATCGGCTCGATAATCTTGGATTTGTAATTGCAGGTCAAAATAAATCTACAATTATTTGCAAATTCTTCGATTGCTCCTCGGAGTGCAGGTTGAATAGAATTTGCATTAGAATAATCAAACTCGTCCAGTATAACCACCTTTTTGGCCTCGGTCAGACTTACTGTACTGGCAAACTGTCTGATTTTAGTTCGAAGAGTATCAATATTTCCGTCTTCTGAACAATTAATCATGATCCAATCAGATCCTGTTTCACTGCATAAGGCCTTTGCCACAGTAGTTTTTCCTACTCCAGCAGTACCGTAAAATAACAGATTCTGAGTTTCTTGTTTCTTTACCATTTCCTGAAATGTAGATTCCAGACTCTTAGTAAGAATACAGTCTTTAATAGTTTGTGGACGATAACGTTCCACCCAAAGAAAGTCAGTTGAAGTTTTCATTTCTTATTCGAATTTAGAATTGGTTTCCATGGCAAACCAGTATTTAACTGGTATCGTATCGTTAGTAAACTCTCCTACTACATTCGTGGAGAACCTAACAGTATACGTTCCAGGTAACATCCTGAGATTGTCTATTTTAAAGTTCAAGGTCATTTGTTCTTTACCAGAGTAATCTTCTGCGATAAGAGTCTTATACGAATTAGATGTTGGATCTGCCATATCACAGATTACAGCATAGATCTTTTGAGACTCGTTTTGAAACGAGATATCAGGCAATTGCATTACTGCAGCAGCTCGTTGCAAATCAGCAAAAGTTTTTTCTGTTAGAGTAACCTTTACTGTCGTCTTGGGCATATTAACATTTTTTGTAGGTACTGTAAGTAACTTGGGTTCGCTATAGTAGTAAACTATATTAGAGTCTGCGCCGTCTGAAATGGTGACACTCTTTGAGGCAAAGTTAAATGTCGGAGAGTTAAATAAACTTACCACACCAAGAAACTTTTGAAGATCCCAGATACCAAATTCAACAGGAAAATCTTCTGTAACTGTTGCTTCCGCCATTCCATTTTTAGACGGAGTAATAGTCTTGATAACACTGCCTGGTTTAATCAGGATGTTTGAGTTGAGACCAGAAAAATTCTTTAATATTCCAAGAGTTTGTTTTGATAATGTAAATGTTTTCATTTTAGTAACCATAATCGGTATTTCCTTTCATATCATAGTCCACATCTGTTCGTCTGTCAATATAATCCTGCACTTCTCTTCGAAAATTATTTTTTCCTTTATTTTTTTGAGATTTTTTATCTTTTCGGAAAACTGATTTTGCTTTTTTAGATTTCCACGACTCAAAATCATCTGAATACTCTGATCGCATTAAAAGTCTCCTACACTTTCTAGTAAATTATTCAGTTTATGACATATCATGTAATCTAATAAACTGATTTTAGTTTGAACAGGACGAGAATAGGCCTCTAGTATCTGTGATTCTAAATCATCTGGAATTTGACTCAAATCAATTAACATTTTATTTCTAGACCAGTTATCTGCCCATTCAGTTCCTGTAATAGATCCTAAATTTTCTAGTATTTCTTTTCTTTTCTGACGAGTCAATCTGTTTTGTCGTTTTCCTTCTGTCATAAAAGTATCATCGTCTGACAAGATATTAGGTATTCCGTCCCCTGAATCTCCTTCCATAATATGATCTAGTAGATATTGTTTAGGAGATTCACAACGAACAAAATCTTTCTTTATAGTACTGTATTGTTCTACTTCTGGATAAATTTGAAGTTGTTGAAAATCATTATCGTTTGATACTATTAAAACAGATTCTGTTTGATGATGATGCTTTGCCAGCACAGCAATAATATCGTCTGCCTCTGCACCTGTGATTCTGATATTCTTGTAAGGTAGAACATCTAATATTTCAGATCGAACAATTGACATATTTTCGTATATCTCTGTCCAATTTACACCAGAAGTCTGTTGCTTTCGTTTTCTATTTTGTTTGTAATATGGAAATTTAGTTTTTCTCCAAGACGGACCTGCATCATTACAGACAACTATTTTTCCGTATTGATTTCCAAATTTTTTATTGATAGATCTATACGAATTAAATACCAGATGTCTTATAAAATCTGTATCCATTACTGGATTGGACTTCATGTTCTGAAATATACTGGCAATTAGTAATTGACTGTTGTCTACTAGAATCATAAAAGAATCATATCATAAAAAATTAAAAAGTCAACTGCTCCAGAAATATCTTGATCCAGATTTTATCCAAGTATAAATTTTATTAGTTTTTGGATTTTGCCAACGATCTCCAATAATTTTTAGACCTTCTGGTGCAGATTCTCCTTTAAAGAATGCGGGAGGTAATATTTCTTCTTTCCAGTATTCGGATCCGATTGGTTCAGGAAC